GGAGGGTCTTATTGATCCTTCTTTTCGAGCGGGTTTGTTTTGGGCTCCTTCTGATTTCGCTGCTTACCAGGCAGCCTTGCAGCGATTTCTCTATACCTACAACCCTGTATGCTTTGCCTCCCTTGTTGAGCGCGCTAGACAGGAGTCGTTGTGGACCTCTATTTTTGAGGTTCTCTATGATTTCTACTGGCGCAGTATCCAAAGGAGACACGGTGTGCAGGGGTCTGTGGTATTTTCTCCCCTGGGCGCTGTTTTAGGAGATTTAGATCTCCGAAAGGCGGCCGGACATCCGTACCTCGCCTCTAAAGGTACGATCGTCCGCAAGCCCGAGATTTTTTCTCGTTTGGCTTATGGTGTGCGGGATTTTATTTATGGCGACGCTGCTTATGAGATTGTAGCTTGGGCTTGCCCTAAAGGCGAGTTCTTGCCCCTGGAAAAGAAGTCTTCTAAGGAAAGAGTTATCTTCGTCCAGGATCTGCAGTCTCTGTTGAACTTAAAGTGCGTCTCTATGGATTTATTCCGTAGACTTGGTCAACTCCACCATGTTACTCCCAGAAAAATAGGACACCGTAGGTTTTTTGATGATTTGCCAATGTTATATAAACAGTTTGAAGGCTTTGTGTGTTTCTCTGTGGATTTATCTGCACAAGAAGCACACATGGCTGGGCACATCTTACGACCATTGTGGCGAGTTCGCTCGCTACTATACGCACCTTCCAGAAGAAAACCCCTTTTAAAAATAGCTGATGGCATTTCAGCTGGCTATGTCTATGACATGCAGGGGAATTTGTTCCGTTTCGTAGATAAGGAACCTTCTGGTACTGGAAGTACGTTGGACGACAACACTGATACAACACTCGCTTTGATGTCCTTTTGTTGTAGCGAGTTACTTGACATTTCTATGTTGGAAGTGTTGTTGTCTAGTAGCACTAGGATGGCGTGTCTTGGAGATGACACGCTGCTTGGGGTTACTATGGAGGCGCTTGTGGATGCAGGGTTTCACGACCCTGAGGAATTTGCTAGAGCTTTGACAGGTGAGGCAGCAAAGTTAGGTTTTACCATTAAGGTACCCACCTATATGGTTGGCGACGCTTATGGGTTAGAATTTTGTGGGGCTACTGTGCCCTCCCGAATCAACCCTGTTGTTTCCACTAAGCCCGACAAGGTGTTTGCTGCAGTTCTTAGAGCCAAAAATGATCGACATTTGGCTGAAATTTGCGGTTCATTGTTGCCCCTTTTGAAGGGCACAAGATATGAGCCTGCTATGAACTACCTGAAAAGGCATCTCATCGCCCGTGGTTATGAGAAGCAGTTCCCGTCCGCTGTCACAATCGGTGCTATGCTCCCAACGGTATCAGCTTTAATTTTCTAGAAGCCGTTTTAAAACACTCTCTCAGG